TGTATTTTCATCGGATCATGTCCTCTTCTCTTCGTATTTCTTCAGGTGTAATTGCGCCAATGCCTGCAAGAATTTGATAAACCTGCGCGCGCTCTAGTGGATTGCCACGCAAGAATTCGCCAAAGTTGAAGCGCGCATATTGTCCAGCAGGTAAGAAGTCGCTCATGCTTAATCTTTGCTCAATAATTGTCATTACTGGCTTTAGGCTGTAATCAATTAGGTCGCGCCTCTGATTGATTGCGTTGCTATAAGTGTTTGACATCGGATCAGAAGACGCGAACCATGCTGGAATGCCTATTGCTCTGCAAAGCTCTAGGGCTATGTATTGTCTAGCTTCATTCATCTGCATTTCAGATGGGTTGAAGCCCAATTTCTCCAGCACGACATCGGCATTTAAGAATGCAGTAGCTCGCTCTTTGCGCGCTCTGCTCCAAGAATCTAATAATGTGCGAATGCGATCTGCTGGCATTGCTGTGCCATTTGTCTTCATAACTGTAAGTGGTGCTGGCTCTCTAGCGTAATTTAATGCCGTTCGCTCTAGCCAAGCGCCTGCCTTAATAGTCTGCCCTGCACGATTTAGCAATCCCTCGTCCATGCCCATAAATACTTTAATGTCTTGATTAGGCACTGCCATGCCGTCAATTGCATAGCCTGTTATTTCTGTGCTGCGCGCATTTGTCTTAACTGTCACGCGAGTAGGTGCAATTCTTTCGGCAGCTCTTACGCGCCCATCTTCAGCGTATCTATCAATGACTCTTAAATATGCGTAGCCATAAAAAATAATATCTTCGGCAATCCATGACCAGACATTCGCTCCAGGCACTCTTGGATCAGGTTGATTAATAACTCTTGGCGGCTCAATTCTTGTCTCTGTTGATTTCTGCCACACATCGATATAAGTGCTGGCGACTGTTGAACAAATTATGTTGCGAGCGCGAGCTAATGTTGGCACAGCCATAGCTTCTTCTCTAAGTGCTGTGGTAGATGTTGCAAAGTATGATGCAAATGCATCAAATGAATTCATCGGCAGATATTCGGCTGCCGTGACTGGCGCAGGTAGCGCTTTAGGCGCTCCTAATACAAATTCACGAAATCCCATGCCCGAATTGTCGCGCTCTTATACGCCTAGCCAATGAGAATATCTACTTCCGTCTCTTGGCGTGTCGCAAAGTGTGTCACTAGAGCGGCTGCGACTGTGGCACAGACTGCGACCTTTGATGCTCGCCGACCTATGACCCATGCGCCATCGCCATAAGGCAATTTTGAAGCTGATAGAATTTGCTTTGTAAATTCGGGCTGACCTTTATGGCGCAGGCGATTTGAGACCACAGCCGAAAGCAATTGATCACAGCTCATTGCATATTCAACGCCGTCAATGTCTGTGGTCGCAATACCTGCTGGGGATAGGCGCATTGCGACAGCCGAAGCCGTGCGCTTGGAATAGACCACAGATTCCAGCCCTGTAAAGCGCCTAGCATAAGGCGCGATGTCATTGGCAATGGTCTTATCGTCTAGCGAGACAGGATTGTGCCAAGTGTGGAGAAGCTGAACAAAGAACCTTTCATCGTCAATTCTTTGAGCTGCAACCAGAGCTCCATGACGGCGATCAGGGCTAAGGTCTATTCCTAGCCATGTGGTCTTGCCTTCGTCCAGCTTCAACGATGTATCTTCGCAATCTGCCCATTCTTGCGTAGGGATTGCAGGATTGATTGAATCGACCCACCTACACAAAACCTCGGTGCGAAAGACATCTGGCGCATCGTGTGTAGCCGATGCAATGTTGTCGATGTGAATAGTGCGACCCATTGACGGATTTGCATGCTTCCAATTCTCAAGGTTGTGAATGTCATCGGTTGGTGCGCTCCATTCAAAGTAGCCAATGTCATCTGTGCCTGATCCTGCCGATGCCTGCAACCCACGCTCTCGCAGTTGATTAAGAATCACTGAATGACTGTCACCTGCATTTGATAGAGTCCAGACCTGCGGATTCTTAGCCGCCATCATCGTGTATTTCATAGATGACCACGCATCAAGGTCTTTGTGCTCTCTTAATTCGTCCATAAAGACCGTCTCTGGCTTAGATATACCTCGCGCAGCACTATTGGCAGCCTTGACCATATAGCGCGAGCCATGAATTGTCTCAACTTCTTCAGAGCCATGCGCCCAGCGAATCTTCTTGACCTGTTTAGCAAGCTCATCATTGCCTTCAATAATATTAACTAAATGCCTAAAGGTCTCAAGCGATGTCGTAAGCCTATGAGCTGAGCCGATTTGCAGTGAATCTTTTTGCACAAATAGTCCCCATAGAATCCTAGAGATCATTAATGTGCTCTTACCATTCTGCCTCGCTACCACGGCGCAAATTAGTGGGAAGTGGAATCTGCCATCGCGCTTGACTCTCATTGCCTGCACTGCGAGATATTTCTGCCAGCCCATGAGCTCAAGACCACACTGAGCGCTAAAGTCAATTAGTTCCCAGCCTCTTGAGCGCAGATTAGGGACTTTAGATTGGATTCTTGGCTTCATATAGCCAAGTTCCACACCGCCTAATCCCGATGCGCCCTGAATCAAGCGGAGATCAGCCATGTGCAACCGATTCAGTCTTGGCTTGGCTTGAACTGGTTTGGTCTGTCCGATTTCGTGGTGAAATTAAACCAAGCGGGGTCGGTGGTGTCCTATCATTAATAAAAAAGCCCCTATAAGCTTTATTTCTTCCAATGTTGCAGTTGTTGCACAATACACGCAGGTTATCTAGATGATCTGTGCCGCCCTTAGATCGCTCAACTATATGATCAATTGTTAAGTTGTCTTCAGCTAGGCAGGCAGAGCAGTAGCGACCATCTCTCTTGAATACCATCTCCCTAATCTTGCGCCACTGTGATGTGCTACCTGTCTTGCGCAGTGATGATGACATCAATACCAGCCTCTCTTATATGATGATGCTAAAGCCCCATCACATATCTGACCATCGTATCTTGCATCGATATATTTAAGTGTAGCCCTTATCTGTTGCCTAGGTGTTAGGTCTCGATACCAAGTAGATCGCATCTGTCCTAATCCATAGTGCGATCCATTCTTTGCCCAGTATCTCCAAGATGATTCTCTATGAATAAGCTCTACAAAGCACACAAATTCATTCCAATCATCTATTTGATTATGTGCAAATAGTTTTAGATTCATATGATGATTTGCATTTGCATTAGCTGGTGTGGATATAAGTGCGAGAGCCGCAAAGGCTAAGAGCATAGAGAGCCCCCCGATGCGTTTGCTTAGCGAGCTAACACGCGAAGCGGCTCGCGCAAGCCCTCGGAGCATAGCGAGCCTGTCAAGCATGAGCGTGTAAGATTGGGAGATTCTAGACAATTTAGACACCTACTTTCTCCACTGTCTTATGTATTCCACTATTCTTTCAACATCTGTGGATAACTCTGAGCCCTGACCAACTAGATAAATCTGCTCAATGTCAAGGGCTAAAGCTTCAAGCCATTGCCTACTAAAGTCGCTCATGGCTTAAATTGTGGTAGCTCTGCAACGCCTATGACACCACAGCCATGACATTCTGCTACTACCAACTCGGCAGGCATACGATCCTGAAAGTCGCGCACGATGCTATGCTCGCGTTCTTCTTTACAGATTCGACAGAGAAGCTTCAGCATAAGATGATTTCTTAAATGTCTCGATAGGGCGCAGGTGTATTTGACCAACCCACCAACTTGTATCACGGCTTGATTTATAGCGATCGGACTTAGCGATGCTTATTGGAATCCAGCCCTGAATCGTATAGCTAGGGCATGAGCCAGTGACCAGAATTGCAATGTCTGACGATCTATCGCGTGGCACTACGATTAGCGATCCTTCGGCGTAGCGTGTCCATTTGACCTCGATATTTGCACCGACATCGGCTTTAGCTTTGAATCGCTCATCGCCTAAATCGCCATAATCAAGCCCTAGATATTCGCCTACGACCATCTCAGCAGCTATTGATTCCATCTGCACTTGGCAGAATTCAAAGAAGTTGCCTTTCATGCGCTTCCAATCTCCAGGATTGTCTTCTTTGCGATTATATTCTTCAGCGAATTGTGGGAAGTAGCGTTGCGCTCTGATTTGTCCTACTTGACTGGCTCTCATTTGCTGTTCAGCATTTAGCCTATACTTCATTGCTAATCTCCTTTAGAGTCATCATCATTGGCAAGCGATTAATTGCTAAAGCGTTTAACACTTTAGCCTTGCCCTCAGGCTGAAATCGTGTGCTGATATAACTGGATTTCTCAACTACGCTGACAAAGTTCATTAGCTCGCCAGTATTCGGGTGCATTGCGCCAGCCTCATCAAGCACTAGCAACTCAAGAAATAGCTTCTTATAGCTATCACGAACGCTTTGCATTATCTCGGTCGGTGCGTTAGCAGATACCCAGCGAGCAAATGCCTGCTCATCGTTAATAACTGCAACCCGCTTTGGCTTAATTAGTGAGACTTTGGCAATGTCTTCGCCATCTAGATTTGCTTTGGCACTGTCTGCACCGACTAAATCTAAAGCTGCTGCAAATTCTTCACGCAGCCTCTCCTTAGCTTCTTTGGCACTGTCGGCGATGACTGTGATGGCAGCCAATTCAAGTGCAAGATCGCGCAGATTTCTCATCGCCCACGCTCCTGCAAATAATCTTGATAATCGGCTGGCGTTAGCCATTGCCCATCAACTTCTTTGAGCCATATCGGTGAGCATTGATCTTGTCGCGACTTAGATGGGCAGGTATAACCCTGATAAGCCTTGCCCGTTTTGTCTGAAATGCCTGATTTCATAATCATGTGACCATGCTTGCAGACAGGCGATTGCCTTACGACTTCCGCGCCTAGCGTTGCTTGCAGACTTTCTATTGCCTCAGCCATAGATGGCACTGGATTTCGCATTGCCTCGGTTGCAGACTTTGCATTCATCTGCTCTAGCTCATAAGCCGTTAATAGGCTGTGCGCGGCATTCTGACGACCTTTGTGGTCGTCTTCAATCCTTTGCACCTTCTCCATGTCTTGTCGCGTTGGTCGGGCATCTGACGGCGTTAGAGCGCCTATTACGCGACCGTATGCCGATGTCACGCAATTCTCGACCCACCAGTTCGCATTGATCTTAGATGAATCGCGCACCTCATAGGCATAATCAATAGCTGCTGGCTTCTCATCTTCATAATTGCGATAGGCCAGAGCTTTAACCAAGATATAACCTGCCTTAATGTCAATGTCCTCGATGTAGCATTCCAAGCGACCCGATGGGAACTCAGCCCGGAATCGCTTTATTCTGGCATTTACATCTTCGTAATTCTCTAGATTCCACGCCATTATTCGTCACCTACTTGAGAAGCTTGACGATTCTTGCCTCTAAAATAGCCGCGCGCATAACCTTCGTCCCAGCCATCGCCGTGACCCTTACTAAATCCAATCATGAACGCCAAGCCCATAAGAGCTAGGCAGGTCAAGATTGTGCTCATACTCATGTCTAGTTCGTGCATTGTGTTGCTCCTGATCCAGCCACACACTCGGCGGCTGTGGTATCAGTGTGATGCACAGCCCTGACAGATTCAAGCCTTATGTTCAGGGGTCGGCGTGTCGGCTGGCTTTGGCTTGGACTTTAAGCCATTGCCTGCAAGAACACCGCCAAGCGCGCCAGTCAAGAAGATTGCCATTGTTTTAAGTAGGTCAATAAATGCTGCATCGTTAGGCGCTTGCGAGCCGATGGGCTGTGTGACAAAGATGAGCGCGTATGTGATGCCAATGCTTATAACTACAAACACGGCTGAAAGAGCCACGCCAATAATTAAGATTAAGCGAGCATGTATGTCTTCGGGATTTAAGCGGCGTTGATATTTAGGGGCTCGGCGTGTCAGCGATGTCGCCAACCAAGTCGGCAGTGCATGTTCCTGTGACTTTGCAGGCTGGCGGCTGGCATTCGGCTTTGCTCCAGTTGTCAAACTCTTGGCAGGGGTATCTGACCCAGCCGTCATATCCACAGCTCGATACCCCTAGCGCAAGAATTCCAGCGATTAGGAGCTTGAGCGCCCGAATGCTGAATCTTTGGGATTTAACCAACGCAAGACCACTGGTAAGACTGCCGATGCACCTGCATAAGCGATTGCCTTTGGATCAGTCACGCCAGCAAGATAAACCGCGATGCCTGCTGCAAAGAATGACCTTGCCCATGATGCGAGTAGTGCTTTTACTTGTTCCATTTCTTGCCCTTCTTCTTGACTTTGCTTGCGGCTTCCTCGCTTGCCTTGACTTCAGGATACGCCAAAGAGCTGACTGAATACTTTGGTCTAGCAAATCCGACAATCGGCGAGCCTTTGCCGTAAGAGCGAGTCTTTAGCATGACCATGCCGCCATTGCGTTGATCTCCACCGCTTGGCGCTGTGTTGCCCTCGACTGTTATCACTTCTTTATCTGCTACTGCGACCACAATTCCAATGTGGCTAATGCGATCTACGCCATCGCTCGGGAAGTCAAAGAATGCTAAATCGCCTGCCTGTGGATTCTCTGTATGCCAGCGCGCCACATCTTTCATTCTTTGTGCGCCCATTGCAGTGCTGACCATTGATGGCAGCTTTACACCTGCATGATGCGCGCACCAATTGACAAATGATCCACACCACGGCAAGCCATTGGCTTTCGTGTGTTCGCCATATTTTGTTATATTGTCAGGCGTTTCAATGTAGCCGATTTCAGCCAATGCTATTTCGCATAAGCGTTGCGCTGTGCTGTTAGGATAAATACTCAAGCCATTCACCTTCTTCTTCGCTCCAATACCACAATCCATCTTCAGGCATAGGCGTTGGCGGTTGCCAATCAAAGTTCTCGTCTAACGACCAAGATTGATAAGGCTGTGGCGCTATAAATACATCTGCCACAGAATCATAAGTAAAGCCAATTCCTGCATATTGCTTCCTAAAGTTATTACTATATGAAGTCTGAACCCAAGTGCCACCCAAACCTAAATCATTGGCTAAAAAATCTGCGCCTCTATGTTCTAAATCGTTATGAACAACTAAAACTTCGGTGACTAAATTATTTTCTATTCTTGCAAAGTGTGCCATTAGATCGTTATGCTCCCGCT